ACGTCTGCACTACGACAATTGCTTGATGCGGGTACTTTGAGTAACTTACCCGCTGGTTTTAAGTCACGAGGACTTAGAATTAGGGATGATGACCAGCCTTTTCAGCCAGGAGAGTTCAGAGATGTTGATGCACCAGGTGGAAATATTAAGGATCAGTTCCAAATTCTCCCTTTTAAAGAGCCAAGTGGTACACTTTTCCAACTTTTAGGCTTTGTAACACAAGCAGGACAAAAATTTGCAGCCATTGCTGATATGGCAGTAGGAAATGATGCCCAAAATAGAGCAGTGGGCACGACAATTGCCCTCTTGGAGCGTGGTTCTAGGGTGATGAGTGCTATTCACAAAAGATGTTACTACTCTATGCGACAAGAATTTAGATTATTAGCAAAAGTTTTTGGAACATACCTACCTCCGGTCTATCCTTACAATGTTTATGGTGGAAATAGGCTGATTAAAGTTGCAGATTTCAGTGATGATGTAGATGTTATCCCTGTTGCAGATCCAAATATCTTTTCTATGGCGCAAAGAGTGACTTTAGCACAAACTCAGCTACAAATCGCTCAAAGTGCACCACAAATGCACGATGTTAGAGAAGCATTTAGACGAGTTTATGAATCTTTGGGTACAAAAAGAATTGATGAGCTGTTAAAACCAGAAAAACCTGTGATTCCTAAAGATCCTGCGATTGAAAATGCAGAAGCTTTACGAACTGAGGTACCAACAGCGTTTCCTCAGCAAAATCACGATGCTCATATACTCTCACATGCAGCATTTATTAAAACAAGAATGGTACAGATTAATCCTGTAGTCTATGCTTTATTACAAGCGCATATTTCAGAGCATTTATCTATGAAAGCGAGAGCACAAGTAATTGCGATTATTGCAACACAACGACCTGACTTGAAAGAATTACAACAAACTGACCCTGCTGCATTTCAAATAGAGTTTGATTCTATGGTGGCACTACGAGTTATGGAACTAACCACTGAATTACAAAATGCAGAACAAATGACAGAAAAAGGTGATCCGTTAGTTGAATTAAAACAAAGAGAATTAGATTTACGAGCTATGGATATGCAAAGACGCGGTATGGAATTTGGTGCTCAGGAACAAAGAAAGACAAGTGAGTTTGATCAGCGTATTGATTTAGATAAGATGAAACGTGAAGATGCTGAAGTAGCATCAAAAGAAAGAATTAGAGTAGCTGATGAAAAATTAGGATTAAACGCAATAAAGATAGCTAATGACTCAGCAAAACAAAATAGGTAAAAAAAATGTCTGAAGAAAAAATTAAAAATTTTAAAAAAGCAATTGAAAAAAAAGTAAATAAAAAATTTGTTGTAGAAGGTGCAAAGCTAAGTCCTTTAGAAAAAAAAATTATGAAAGAACAAAATAAAAAATTTGTTGTAGAAGGAGCAAAGTTAAGTCCTTTAGAAAAAAAAATTACAGAGAGACAAAGTAGGAAATTTTTAATTCCACCAGAAAGAGGTCCACAGCCACAAGGTATGAATGGAGGTAGACTTGTTGAGCCTAAATTAAAAAAAAGAAAAAGATACGATATCAATCCTTTTTTAAAAATTAAAAGATCAGAATATTCAAAAACAATAAAGACTGATAAAGGATATACGAATGTGCCTTCAATGTATGGTGGTCAAGAGTACAATGAAGATTTTCTAACTGAAATGTATAAGGATAATAAAATAGACCCTGAAACAGGGAGAAGAGTTAAAACTTTTAAAACACCTGAAGAAGCAACAGTTGCAGCTAAACGTAGATCTAGTAGATTAAAAACAGGTGGTATTACTGGTTGCCCTCATCGTGAAAATGGTGTAAAAAGTGATATAAAAGGAATATCTGATATACAGGTCAAAGGTAAAAAATTTATAGGGATTAAGTGATAAAAGGTGATTCAACAGAATACCATTTAATAACAGAACAAATTGGTAAACTTAAATTAGATCAAGTTACTTTAACTTGCGAGATTGGGCTAAGGGAAGGGTTGGGTTCTAAAATTATTATGGATGCTATCTTAGATAGTAAGCCAAAGCTATACAAGCACATAGCTGTAGATCCTTACAATAATTTAAGTTACGAACATTACGATAACGAAGGTAGTGTGGTGGCTGGTTACACTGAAGAAATGAAACAAAAAACTGTTCATTACTTGTATCAAAATTATCCTGAATTTGACTTTTTTCATATGACAGATGATTATTATTTTAAAACGATGGGTGAGGGACATCAATTTGTATATAATCAAGAGTTGGTTCTTTTTGGTTTATATCAAGTTGTGCACTTAGATGGGCCACACACAACTAAAGCTGTAATTGATGAGTTAAGTTTTTTTATACCCAGAATGGCATCAAAAGGATTAATTATTATTGATGATTATACAGACCTACAGATGGGTATTGTGGATATGCTTCTAAAGACTTATAATTTTAATGTTGCTGTAAAAGGTGACAATAAAATTATTTATCAAAAGGAGATATAATGTTTACAGCAATTATTGGTCCTGTTGCAAGTTTGGCAAAAACTTGGATTGAGGGCAAACAAAAAAAAGCTCAACTTAAATCACAAGTAGAGTTAACAAAATTAGAAGCGACAAAAACCAAAATTGAACAAGATGGTAATTGGGAAGATAAAGCTATGTCAGCAAGTGACAATTCGTGGAAAGACGAGGCTTGGACCCTGACCTTCATTGCTATAATTTTTGCATCCTTCATCCCCGCACTTCAACCTTATATGCAACAAGGGTTTTTGTTTTTAAAGAACGATTGTCCCGATTGGATATCGTATGGCATACTTGCCAGCATAGCTGGATCTTTTGGTCTAAAAGGTATTGCCAAGATTAAAAAATAAATTAGAATACTCTAAGTGGACTGCGGTCACAATGACAACCAGCACTTCTAACAATGGAGATAATTATGTGGTCAAAACCTATAATTACAGAAATTTCTGTTGGTCTTGAGATTAACAGTTACGCCTGTGCTGAAAAATAGTATTGTGGGAGCATTCTTGCTCCCCTTACTTTGTAATCCATTATTAGCAAAAAACTATAAATGGTCTGGTAAAGGACAACTATACGATGAAAGAAATCAGTATTATGTTACTTGCAGACTAAATAAAGAAAAAAGAGTTGATCCTTTTTTTGGTGAAGACTCCGTAAAATGTTTTTACGCGTGTACAGATAAAGACGATATGGTCATAACCACACACAGTGACCATGTATGTGAAAAACAAATACAGAGTCCAAGAGGAGAAAAAAGAGATTGGCGAAACAGATTAAACTATTAACACTGAAAGATTGTAGTGGTGAACGATTTCCAAAGCTTAGAAATAATAGAATGCCCTATAGGAGTCCGGTAATATACTATGGTAAAAAAATTTCATAAAGTAGAAGTTGTATTTGTAAAAAGAAAAAAAAGAAGGTATAACAAAAATGGACTTACACATAGGAAAAAACTAGGACCAAAGTCACATTTAAGACATGCTTGATATTGATACAATACAGACAGTTCGTCACTTTATTAAAAAAGAAATACAAAAAACTAAAGACCATATTTGTTATGGTATAGACAAGGTGGATCAACTACACTATGCTAAAGGCAGGCTCGCAGCATTAGAAGCTGTGCTTCAGGATCTTAAAGACCTGCAAAATAGAGAGGATAGTATAGATGACATTGATCAAACCTAATACTAAATTAGTCACACCTGAAAAAGATGATGACGAACCCTTAGTTCCAAAGGGCCCAAAAGAAGTGGAACAATATCTCAAACTTTTACCAAAACCTGTAGGATATAGACTTTTAGTCAGACCTTACCAACCTAAACAAAAAACTAAAGGTGGTCTTTATCTAACAGAGAAAACTCTTGAAACACAACAACTCACCACAGTAGTGGGTTTTGTGGTGAAGATGGGTGATCTTTGTTACAAAGATAAAAACAAATTTCCTACTGGTCCGTGGTGCAAGGAGGGACAGTTCATTGTATATGGACGATACGCTGGTGCTCGTTTTAAAACAAAATATGGTGAGCATCGCATTTTAAACGATGATGAAATCATTGGAACTATTAACAAACCCGAGGATATCCTCGCTTTATTCTAAGGAGTAAAAATGCAAGAAGAAAATAAAGTAGAATTAGATACAGATGACGTTAAAGAAGAAGATGTATCTATAGAAGAAAAACCTAAAGAAGAAAAGCCAGAAAAGGTTGAAGTTGATTTAGGTTATTCAGATCCAATTAAACAAGAAACAAAAGCAAAAGTTGTTGAAGACGAAAAACCTCAACAAGAAGAAAAAAAAGAAACTGAAGATAATCTTCAAGAAGTATCTCAAAATGTGCAAAAGAGAATAGATCAATTGACACGAAAAATGAGAGAGGCTGAACGAAGAGAAAAAGCAGCTGTTGATTATGCAAAAGGACTACAAAAAAAATATGATACAGCAGATAAAAAATTGTCATCAGTTGATGATAGTTATTTTAAAGAATTTGAAGCTCGTGTGGATGCACAAAGAGAACAAGTCAAAACAGCTTTGAAAAGTGCAATTGAAAACAATGATACAGACAAAATTATGGAAGCTAATGATAAGCTTACACAACTAGCTGTTGAAAAAGAAAAAGCAAAAATTCATTCTGCACAAAAAGAAGAAAAGAAGAAACAAGTTGAAGAAACACCAAAACAAGAAACACAAGCCCCTGCTGAGACTCCTGCTCAACCAGCAAGTCCAAGAGCACAAGAGTGGGCAAAAGAAAATGAGTGGTTTGGTAGTGATAGAGTCATGACCAATGCCGCTTTTGGGATTCATCAAGATTTAGTAGCGCAAGGGTTTGACTCAGAGTCTGATGAATATTACAATGAGATAAACAAACAAATGAGGGATTATTTCCCAAATAAGTTTGCTAGTGAAAAGAAACCCGTTCAAACTGTTGCCTCTGCGGGGCGTAAACA